GGGGCGGAGGGCATGAGAAGAAGAAGTTAGAGTGGAAGACAGAAGACAAAAGAATGGAAAAGAGATCGGACGTGTCAGACAGGTCCGACCCGTCCGACCTCTTGGAACGCCTGCTATCAGGCGACGAGCAGATAGCTGTTTTGCGTGGACGGGCGCATTTCCAGCGAAAACGCGATCTTGCCGGTGGCGGGGCCTACGTCCGGCGCGGTCATCAGGCGCAGGCGCGCCCAGAATTGGCGGCGCTCGACAACCACGCTGCCCTTGGTGGTATAGGTCAGCAATGCCACGCCGTCGATGTAGTTGTCGGGAGTGGCTCCGATGGCTTGGGCGGTGCCTGCCACCGGGATGCTCGCGAGGCCGTTTTCCAGCTTCTTGAAATAGGAGTTGGTCTTGTGGGTTTCCATGGTCCACTTGCGACTGGTGACCATTTCCTCGGGATCATCGATATAGCCGCCGCCGATCGGGTTGGGCACTTTAAACGATTCCTTGATCACCTCGTTGATGCTCTTGGCATTTTCGATTTCCGAGAGCTCGTAGGCGGTGTAATTTGAGGTCGGGGCGTTGTCCGGCCAGCCTTGGCCGCTGGCGGCCTCGGCGGCGATGGTGATGCCGTCGACCAGGTCGCCGGCGGGGATGAAGTAACCACGCACGTTCAGAAGTTCGCGGCGGATGACGGTCGGGGGGGTAGCACTCATGTTAGTATAGGTTCAGGTTGTGGGAGAGTTGGAAGAAGACGGAAGACTTTCAGACAGAAGACAGAAGACAAGAGTCAGAGGGAAGAGGGGATGGTGACTTCGCAGTCATAGATGAGGAGGGAGCGGTCTGGCATCATGCCGCCGTTGTTGATTTGGGCTCGGTCGTTGTAGTGGTTGCCGGCGGGCACCCAGCCCAGCAGCCGCTGAATCACGCTTTCCATCACGTTGTCGGCCGGCAGGTTGGCACCGGCAATCACCGGCTGAGAATAGACCGTGACGGTGTAGCGGTTGGCGATGCGCGGGTTGGGCGAATCCTGATCGAGTGTGGTAAAGCCCTGCCACAGGATCACAATGGCGATGCCGCTGTCGCGGGCCACCGCTTCGTTGATGACCGAGAGGATATCTTTCTGCCGATCCACCACGCAAGGCACGTGGGTGATGTCAATGGTAGTGGGCTCTTCCCCGGCGGCCGGCGCGGAGGAGATCCGGGCTGCCATCAGGTCTGCGTGGTCAAGTGCCTTGCTCATGCGGCTTGTTGTTGGATCACGTTGCGGACATAGGCGATCGAGGCGCGGCGTGCGACCTGTCGCCAACCGTCGTCGGATGGCAGTAGCGTGCGATCCTGCTTTTTATCGACGAAGCGCCTCAGCCAGTAGCCGATTTCCCCGGTGTCCTTGAATTTCATCACCGGGCAGGGGCCGCGGTGGGTGCGGATCACGGCGAATTCGAACGTCCCCTCGGGGAAGTCGCGCACATGCAGGCCGTAGGTTCTCGGGGAGTCGGCTATCGTGAGAAACGTCTTGCCGGTACCGGGGACGATGTGCTGGTCGTGGAACGCCTGGCCGAGGCCGGTGTTGCGGGGGATGAGGATGTGCGCTGCATCGGCGTCGCTGGACGGCTGCAGGGATACTGCATTGCGCTCGCGGAAGCCCCTGGGAGTGGCACCCAGGCGCGCGGCGGTATCGTGGCGGTTGAGGTTGAGCAGATAGTCGCGGGTGAACTCGGTCGCCTCGGTGGCGATGGTGGCGTGCAACACCCGGCGGTCGCTCAGGCCGGCGATCAGGCAGCGCAATTCCGCATCCACGGCTTCCTGGCCGGTGACTTGGATGGTGATGGCTGGGTCTGGCATGAGATCAGTGTTTGGCGTGTGCGTGGGCCAGTTCCCTGGCCAGGATGTCGGAATAATTGACCAGCGAGGGCTCGCTTGAATCGGTGGTGCCGCCGGTATCCCGCATGAACTTTTTCATGATCTCCGGATCCACTCCGGTCATGGAAATCCTGGGGGCGGGCAGCGGCATTTTTCCGCCGATCACGTTCGGTTGCGATGCCTGCCATTCATCGATTGATTCACCGTCCGGACCGGTCACGTCGTGCAGAGCGCAATAAGCGGCGCTCCGGGGCCGCCACCACATTTGGGAATTGTAGCACCAGGGCGGGTAATCCACGTCGAGTCCGTCATCGAAATTACCGGAGCTGCCCAACTCGCCCCACACCGGATCGCCCTTGAACGCGATCATGCCGGTGGGTGCCCCGATGGATTGATATGCCATCCGGGGGAATTCCGGGCCGGGTTCCTTGCCGCCTGAGATGAGCCAGCGCTCGGGCCAGTCGCGGGCGACCTTCACGTGGCCCATTCTCACCAGCTCATACGCCGGATAGGCCGCAAGATATGCCTGCATCATGCCGCGTGCCTGTTCGCCCGCGCCGGTCATCAAATCCTTTTGCGTTTTGGCTATCAGACTGAGGCGTTGGTGGCTCATCAAATCCTGCAAGGTGCCTTGCAGCGCCGGCGGCACCTGGCCGACGGGTGTGTCTGGAAATCCTCCCTCGGGCGTGTAGCCGATAGCCTTGAGGCTTTCCCAAAGTGCCGTGCGCGCCTGGCCTTCTCCAATGTCGCCCGCGGCGAGCTTGTCCACCACGTCCTTGAGCGTGGAGATATAGGGGGCATACGCACCGTGCGCGGTGAATACACTGCGCGCCAAAACTTCCGATCCCAGATTCTTCAGCCCCGCGCTGTCCAGCGTGGTGGGCAGCAACCCGCGTCCCTGCGCCGCGGTGAGCGCGTCGGTGATCTGGGTCAATGTCGGGGTGATGGGCATCTTCTCTTGCGTCTTGCGTCTTTGCTAGATCCCGTTCATTCGATCGCGGCCGGTGCGGCTGCCAGGGGCGGAGACGACCTGGACGCGGGATGGATTTTCAGTCGGGACGGTGTTTGGTATCGCGTCATCCGCCGGCTCCGGCCGGATGGTGCCTTTGGCGACCAACAACAGCCAGGCCTCTGCGGCGGCGGCTTCCGCCTTGCGCTCTTCGCTCTGGGCGTAGCCTGGCAGGCCGGTGAGCACGCGGCCGCGGGCGAGCACCAGAAAGCGGGCTTTGAAAGACGGCGGGATTTTGGTGGGATCGGCAGAGATGGTGTTGGGTCCCCAGGTGGCGATCATCCCGCGGATCTCTGCAATCAGATTGGCGATGATTTCCGGTGTGCGGTCGGGAGTTCCCACCGAAACGGCCCGTTGCGCGATCGCGGCCTCGGAGGCGGTCATCACGGTTTCGAGATCGGCAGCGACGGGGGTGATCCAGAGCATGGGAAAAGACGGTAGAGGAGAAGACAGAAGACAGAAGACAAGAGGAGGAACAACCCCCGGTGATGCGGCGGATGGGAGACCAACAAACCCACCCGCCGCACGCCCGGAGGATGTCAGGCCTCGTCGGAAGGTTCGGTTTCGGTTTCCTCGACGGTCACCCCGTTGGCGAGATCCTCGGCGCGTTGGCGCGCGGTGACCTCGATGGCGTCTTCGGGCCTGAGCCCGGCGGCGATTTTGGCTTGCTGCATCGCCTCATAGTAAGAGTCGGGCAGCGGCGTCTTTTTCAGTTTGGCGGCCATGATGTTAAAGCTCTAAATTTTAAGCATGAAATCAGAAACGAAGAGAAGAGAAGAGGGATCGGACTTTCTTCGTCTTCATCTTCGTTTGGGATTTCGGATTTGGGATTTCGGGCTTTACCATCAGGCCAGGGTGACCGTGGTCTTGCGGATCCCGGTGGTGATCGGGATGAAGATCTTGGACTCGTGCCACACGGTGATGTCCGTATAGACCGGGAATTCCTGGATCGCCACGGCCCACTCGCCACCGCCGGTGACCGGACTCCATGCGCGCTTGACATTGGAGTTGTCGCCCATCAACGGGCTGTCATTGGCGGTATAGGAATAGTTCGCCAGGCCGAGGGTGTCGGCCTTGGTTCCGGCCTTCACCGTCTGCTTGAGGCCGTCGTCGATGATCACGCTCTTGCAGCGCAGGTACCGGGCCAGCATCACCTCGTCGTAGTCGGCGTGATTGGCGGCCCCGATGTTCACGCGGGTGGCGGCCTCGTAGGCATCCACGCGGCCCTGCCAGCTCGCGTTGCCGATCACGCAATGCGTGGGCATCTGGCCGGTGGCGGTACGGGTGAGCTGGCACATGGCACGCAGCAGGCCGTCGGGATTGGTCGAGGCACTGAACGTGATCGCCACGTTGGTGGCAGCAGCATCAACCACGGCGATGCCGCGCACCTTGTCCACCCGGATGAGGCGGTTCTTGAGGCCGGCGGCGTAGCGGTTTTCCCAGCCGGGAACGATCACCCCGTTGACCTTCGGCAGCGTCTTGTGATCCACCCGCATGGTGAGACCCTTTTGCACGGTGGCATCCGTCACGGTGGTGCCGCGGTATTGCACGCGCTTGAATGAGGCACCGGCACTGCGGATGTCGCTGTCGTCGGCTTCCGTCAGATAGGCCTCGTCATCGGCTTTCGCGAACTGGAAGAAGTCGTTGGTTTGCATGCCGGGAAACATCGCCTCGAAGAGCAACGATTCGTCGGTTGATGGAAGGCCGGCCAGATAGCCCTGCACGTCCTGCGCCAGCGAACCGGCGTAGTTTTGTGAGGCGTTGCAGACGGTGATTTGCCCGAGCACCGGAGTATCGGACATGATGGTCGCTCCGGTGAGCATGAGGAACAGATTCAGATGTTTGTCTTTCATGATGTTGAGATAGTAGATGAGGATAGAGGATGGAGGATGGAGGATGAAGAGGCGCTTATGCGTTTTTCACTTGGGCGACGATGGGCATCACCAGAAGCTCGTCACCATCGGCGGCGGCTGCGGTGAGAGTGTGACCCACCATGTAGGCATTGGAGACCACCGCATCGGTGATTTTTCCGCTCGCGGTGGCATAGACGCGAACCCCGGCCGCAATCGCCTTGCTGGCGATCATCAGGCGGGATGAGGCGCCGGCGAGCGGTTCCACGCTCACTTTGGCGGCATCCGCAACCGTGTCATAGACCGTGCCAATCGGAATGAGGGCCGCGGTGCATACCTTGACCTGGGTGCCGGGCGTGGTGCCATCGCAGACCAGCAAGTGCGCCGCCAGCGCTCCCTCTGCGGTGCGGGTGATGGCATCGTCAAAGGTGCCTTGGACGTTGATTGCATCCACCCCATCGGGGCAAAAGCAACGAGCTACACCCAGCATGGGTGCGAGGATGAGGGCGATGACAAACATCGTGATGCGGTTCAGTTTCGGTTTCATATTGTTAGTGGAGAGTTGGATTCTTCTTCTTCGTTTAGGATTTCGTGCTTGGGATTTCGTGCTTATTTGACAAACAGTTCCGGCTTGTCGCGGCGGCAGGCGTCGTAGGCGCGGGTCCAGCCCTCGCCGGTGTCGATGTCGATGGACTTCTCGGCGGCGTAGGCGCGCACACCATCGGTGATGCGGTTGGCGGCGTTGGCTGCGTCGATGCACAGGCCGTCGCGGCGCTTGCCCAGATCCGGCACCTTGCTGGTGGTGTTGAGCACCGGCATCAGCTTGGAGAGCTTGTCGGCCTCCGTGATGAAACTGGTGTTGAGCGCCGTGGTCCAGGCCGGGCGTTCCGCCTCGGTGATGCGGCCGGTGTTGATCGCGTCGGTGATGACGCGCTCGACGGCAGCACCACGGATGGCGGTCAGCTCGGTTTCGAGGATGCCGATGCGGGCATTGGCGGCGGTGGTGGAAGGCGGCTCAGCGGCTTCCTCCGTGGCTTGTGCGGCGCACATCTTGACGATGGCGGCACTGATTTCTTCGGGGCTCGGGGTGGCGTCGGGGGCGAACCCGAGGGCGGCGAGCGCTTCTGCGGTTAGTTTCATGTTTTCGTCGGTGTTGGGTTCGCCGTCGCCGACGGCAACGGCCGCGGCATCAGGAGAGGTTTCTTCGATTGCGGCCTCGACGCCTTGCAGGGCATTGAGGGCAATGGTGTTGGAGAGGATGTTCGGGGTGTTGGTGAGCGCGTCGCTCCAGAGCAAAACCGGCATGTAGTGATCCGGATGGCCGGCGATGGGCGACAAGCGCCAGTGCGGCGAGTGGCCGGAGTATTTTGGGGCGTCGCCACTGAGCAGGGACTTCCCATCCGCATTGATCACGCTGGTCACATAAATGCCGTCGTCGGCATTGCCCTGGTCCTGCGTCTCGATGGACTTGATGCGGCCCACTGCACTGGCGCGGTGGCCGGGATTGGCGGCCGCCCAGCCCGGATCGTCGGGATGGCCCTCGTAAATCGGAATGCCGCGGAAGAACGTGGCCAGCTTGCCGGTGAGGCTGCCGAAATTCACCGCCATGGTTTCCCCGGCCTTCTTATCGACCACTTGATAAATTAGCTTGCCGTTCACGTCATCCACCGGAAACGTGCCGTAGGGCGAGAGCCGATAGCGCAGCGTGGTCTCGCCCTCGGGCAATGTGAGTTCCTGGAACACGCCGGAAACCGCGTTGATCGCGCGGGCGGCCGTGGAATTGATGGCGTTGATGAACTTGTTTTTGCGGGTGAGTTTCATATATCTTGAATCCATGTAATCCGTGGTTTCATTTCCCCGATCCGATCAGGGCGGCGGTATTTTCCTTTGCCAGCAACGCAGCCAGCGCTTTGGATTGGAGAAAGTCCGGCATCTTGGCGGAAATCTTTTTCAGGGCCGCACGCATCAGCGCGTCGTCGCCTATTTGCACCGCCTTATAGAGCGCATCGCCAAGCGGCCGCAGGTCCGCTGCAAGCGCCGTGCGGAGACCTTGCAAGAGTGGATCATCGGTCGCGGTATTGACGGCGGCCGTGGTACCGGGTGCTGGAGTGGCTTCGAGCCTGGCAACCGTGGGACTGCCGATGGCCGGCGATGTGGCGAGCGCTTCCTCATCGTTGCCCGCCACCACCACGCCAAACTTGTTGGTGAACCATGATTTCGACACGCGCACGCCCATTTCGGTGGCGGCCTGCACGATGGAAAGGTCCTGCACCAGGTTGTCTCGGGTCTTGGTGCGCAGCCGGATCTCGCAGAGCACCGGCGCGAAGCGGCCGAAGCGGTAGGCGATCACCTTATCGGTCAGGCCCCGGTTGATCGTCTCGCTCACCCAGGAGGAGTTGTCGGCGTCGAGTTCGGCGGCATCCTCTTGTTGCGGGTTGGAGCCTACGCCGTTGTCGCGGCTGATGGTGGATAGATCGCCACCCCTCCAGAGCATGACCTGCGCGCGGTCCATGCGGTCGATGAGCTTTTCATAAGGCACCTCGCCCTGGCTGGCCAGGCTGAGCACGTCGATCACGTCGCCCTGGTTGATCACCGCGCCATACTCGCTGCCGACGGATGCCACGGCATTGACCATGTCGGTCCAGCCCTGCGAGCCCATCGCCGCGGCCGTCTTGCCGATGAAGGCGGGCATGCCGTGGCGGTCGCAGTAAGTCAGCCAATCCTGTAAGGGGATCTGCTTGAACATCCGGCACATGGCACCTGCCAGCATCACGCCGCGGCCTTTGGAGACCATCCACGAGTCACGGCCTCCAAGAGTATCCAACTCCACACCGCGCTGCTGATAGGGCGCGGTAAGGAAGCGCAGGCGGCCGGTGATGTTTTCGAAAAACCACGTTGGCACCTTGACCAACTCCGCATTGAGTGCGGCACGGGTGGGCTTCCAGATGATGTGATGCGCGGCGTAGCCCTTGCCGTAGGCGTCCATGATCTGTTGGAAAAGCAGCCGCATGCCGCCGCTTTCCTCCAACTCCAGCGCGTCGGACGTTTGCAGGTCTTGGAAAAACGCCTGCATCACTCCCTGCTGGTCCTGTGCCTGCTGCCTTTGCTCGGGACTGATTTCGTCCTTGGGCAGCACGTCGTAACCCCAACGCGAGACAGCGGCCTTTGCCTTTGGTGCCACGCAGGAAATGATATCATCATGTTTCTCCAGCCACTCCATCACCCAGCACAGCGCGCTGATTTCACCGCGCCAATAGGCGGCGAGCTGGCGCGTCAAAACATCCGGCGTCCAGTTCACCAGCGGGTTGAAGCGGGAGAGCTTTTCCAGACGCACGCGTTCGGCGTTCACCGGCTGGCCGTTGGGACCGAGAATTTGGGGTGTTGGCATCATGGGGTGGAACGAAGACAGAAGACTTCGAGACAGAAGACAGAAGACAAGAGGCAGAGCAGAGCAGGCAAAGCCGGAAGACTCTTTTCCAGTCTTCCGTCTTCCGTCTGGCAGCAAAGCGCTCTTCCGTCTGGCCCCGGATCACTGGAAGGGGTCGGGACCCCCATGCAGATCGCTGCAAATGCGTCGTAACGCGTTTCGGGCGGGATAGGGCGCGAGACGGGGAGTGCCACAGCACGCGCCAAATTTGGAATCTTTTCCTTATGGTTCACAAACCCGCTCCTTTCCGCCTGAATTCGGGGCGCATCGATTCAATAGCCTGATAGCCTCCGGTGGCATAATCGGCTCCCTCGTCGGCCTTGGTTGCCAGACCACCCGCCCACGCGATGTCGCAATGCGAGTTCGGGTTAAGGTTGTTGCGGCCTTCGGTGAAGTGCCATTTGCCGCCGGAGAAAATCTTGCGCATGGAAAAGAAGTCCTGGGCGATGTCGTCGTGCTCCTGTGCCAGCGGCAGGATTTTCTCCGCGGTGGATAGTTGGTTCATCAGCGCATGGCCCATCTCATGCTTCTTGCTGGAGAAATTCACGCCCTCGAATTGGTTGGGGAATTCCTGGGTTGTGCGCCAGCACACCTGGCGCCCGAGGCCGGTCTCGTCACCCGCCCCGCGCACTGCGGAAAGATTGCGCATGAACGTCCACAGCACCGTTTCCATGAAATCCCAGTCGGAGGTGCGGCAGGTGAACAGGCCGTCGAGCTTGAACTGTGCGCTCTCCTTGCGGTCGATATACATGCAGGCCAGGTCGCCCTCTCCGCTGGCGGCCACATCGAAGCCAAGGCGGTATTTCTGGGGCTCGTTGAGGATGCGCGCGAAGGACGCCTTGATGAACCCATCGATCTTGCTCCGGCGTTGCCCGGCGGTGGCTTTCTCGAACGGTCCGAACATCTCCACGATCTGGCCGGCCTCCATGTGCATGCGGTCGAGCTGGCGGTCCACGCGGCATTGCATGATGGACGCCCATGGCACGATCGCGCTGGCGCTGCCGCTTGGGTTGCAGTTGTATGCCTGCTCGTAGATCTCAGGCAGCCGGGCGCGGTTCTTGCAGTCTTGGATGAATTGCTCGCGGGTTTGCTGCTTGCCGCTGACCGCGTTGATCTTTTCCACCAGGCCCATGTCTACAGCGTCCTGCATGGTCACCCGGTAGTGGCTCCATCCACCCTTGCCGGCCTGCGCCTCGCGGCTGAATTGATAGAACAGGGTATCGGTTCCGTCGTGAGCGCTCCATACCCCGATGTCATAGCCCCAGGTGATGCGGCCTTGTGCCGTCTCCCACAGCTTTTCGCTGCGCTGGTGCTTGGCGAACTCATCTAGGCCCACATCCCCGCCAAAAACGGCCATGGCATAGGGATTGGCGGAAAAAGCGATGATGCGCGACCCGTTGTCGAACTTCATGTAGCCGAACTTGACCTCTTCCACGAAGGATTTGCCGTTTTCGTCCTTGGCGTCCACCTTCATGGAATCCTCCCCGGTGCTGATGATCGAGCGGGTGAAATCAAAGAGCTCGGCGAACTTCTTGCACTGTCCCAAGTACTCCACGGCCGATTGCTGATCCTTGGTGGCAAACAGATAGTCACGGCCCGGATGGCGCAAGCGTTTGCGGACGTTCTTGAAAGCGTCGCAATAGGTCCAGCCGATGCGCACGCTTTTTTCCGCCAGGCGCATGGTGCTGTCATCCTCGATCCATTCAAGTTGATAGGGCAGGAAGTAACGCGCGAGCGCCGCGTCCGAATCGATCTTGATACCTGGAAGGATGGCGGGCATTACTTCTTCTTGAGGCCGAAGAATTCGTCCATCTTGTCGAGCACCGCCGCGCGTTGCGCTTCGGGCGTGAGTTCCGTGTTGGTGGAGATTTTGCGGATAGCCGCTTCCGCCTCGTCCAGGCGCTTGGCCTTGGCCTCGATGAGCGCCAGGCGGCGTTCGTCCATCTTGACCACCTGCTTTTGCAGGCCGAGCTTCGCATCGTTCTGGCGGAGCTTCGTTTCGGCCTGGCCGATCTTCACCATATCGAAGAAGACCTTGCTGTCTTTCTCCAGAATCCCCTCCGCCATGAACAGCCGTTGGCCGGCGGTCCGGATCTGCGCCTCGCTCACTTCCGGATCCTTGGCAAGATCCCGTTTGAGCTGGTTGACCAACTCCTCGCGCTGATCCAGCCGCCGCTTGACTTCCAGCCAGCGGTAGAAGCCATGCAAGGTGGATAAGGAGACAGACACGCCATACAGGCGCGGGATTTCCACGCAGATGGCTTCGAGAGTCAATTTCTCGCCGCCCTCTTCCGGGTGCCTGAATCTCCACAAGTCCTGCAAGGCCTCTTCCGGGAGGTTTTGCAGTTTGGCATCTGCCCTGGGATCGATGGTGCTCATTCACGTCAGAGTTTCTGTTTGGCGATGCCGGACGCGGTGATGTACCAGAGGATTTCGTCGGTATCGGAATCCTCCTCGCTGCGGATGTAGCCTTGCTCGTGGTTCCACTCGCGGGCATCGCGCAGTTCCTGCAGGCCGATGCCGCCGCCGGTGAGCTGGTTGACGATTTGCAGCAGCATCGCCTCGCTCTTGCCGTAACCGGGCGCCATGTTGAGCGCCTCGCGGATCTTGATGCGGAGGATGCCGGCGGGAATTGATGATTTTTCCATGGCTATGAATTCTTGAAGTTCGCGATGATGGCCTTGCCGAGGTGGCCGATGGCCTTTGACACGTCGGTGCGGGTTTCGATGGAAGCGATGGCCTTGCCATGCTCTTCGATCTTGTCGTGGATGCGGCGCCGGCGTTCCGAGGCATCGTCCAACACGCCGTTGATGCGGGTGTGGAGCTGGTCGCCGAGGGATTCAAGCTTTTCGCTCAAGCGTTCGTCGCGAGTCGTGATGAGGGTGACCGCCTTTTCATAGAGAGCCTTCATGTCCCGCACGTCCCCGCGCATGTCATTCTTGCAGGCGAGGCATTCCTCGCGCGAGACATAGCTCTTGCGGACGTCCACATCGAGCGGTTGCTGGGTGGTGACCACCACGCGCTGCAAATCGGATACTTTTTTGATCACCAGCGCACCGCTGGCCAGCAGGGAAAGGATGAGACCACCCATGATCCAGCCAACGCTTTCCGCACTGATGAGCGGCCCGCCATCGGCCATCCACAATCCACAATCCACGATCCGCGATATCATAAGCTTCCCTCCCCCACCGCACCGATGCGGTCCTTCTGATCATCGAGCCAGCGCCTGGCGGCCTCGCCCTCGCACATGCCGAGGATGAGACCAGGGACTCCGCTGGTGGCTTCCGCCAGATGGCGGGTGAGCTCCGCCAGTCGGGCATCGCCCAGCCGGCCGATGTATGCGCCGGGATTTTCCTCGGTGCAAACTTCCTGATAGATCTCGCAGGGTTTCATCACGCGCGGCCTTTCGTTGCGAATTTCGCCGCGCCGCGGATGCGGTAATGGCAGCGGATGGCGAAGTTGTTGGCGGTGGCGTGCGGATTGAACTGGCGCGCGGCGGCAATCGTCAGATCGATGGCGTTGCCGGTCTTTTTGGCCGGGCCGAGGTCGATGACCTTGGCGGTGATGCACTTGCCGGTGAGATCCTCGGTGATTTCCACCGGCCAGCGCCAGGGGATTTTCGGAATCGGCGAGCCGCCCAGCGCGACCAAGAGGCTCTTGCCGGTGCCGGTGTAGATCATTGGCAGCGCGCAACCGACGAAGGCCGGATTCATCTTCGTCGATAAGCCGCTGGCGGTCTCACCGTTGTCCTGCGGATCGTTGCCGCCGCCGAAGCAGGTGCCGCGGGCGTTGACGACCACAATGTCATCGCCATCGATCCAGGCCGACCAGGGCCAGGTGCCGTCGCCGCGGAGGATTGTCATTGTGGAGGTATCGATCATGGCTGTGGCCTCCCGGTGTTGGCGGCTTGCGGCGTGATGATGTCGGACAGGTCGGACAGGTCGGACTTGTCAGACTTGCCGTCTTCTTCATCCCATCCGCCGCCCATGCTGTCCGGCGCTTCCATGGCCACGATGCACATCATCACCAGGGGCACGAAAACGCAGCACAGCAGGGCGGCGATCATCAGTGTCGGCATCATTCTGTTATTTCGGTTAGAATTGGAAAAGGATCAGAGGGAGGGCGTAGCACGGCTTTCTCAGACCGATCCCTTGCGGGACACCTCCCTCCGAAAGTCATTTGGCGGGAAGTACCTCCGGTGCGGCCGGCGGTGCAGGCGGGGTCGGCTTGGCGATCTTGGCCAGCGTCTGCGCGTCGATCTCGACATCGATGCCGGATTTTGAATCATACCCCAGGCTGCCGTAGTCGGTGTAAAGCACGCCATGGACCGGGATATTTGAGGCACCGGGATTTTGCGAGCACGACGGCAGGAAAATACCACCAAAACCTGCCGCCGTGCCGATGCAAATCCAAACCGACCAACCAGTCAGTTTGTCCGTGGCGGAAGCGGATCCGCCAAGATTGAGTTTGCCTAGCAAAGTGATGAGCAGCCGCGTGCCGACGGCCATGAGGATCACCGTGAGCGCGGAGCCGATGGACGCACCGGCGCTATCGACTGAGGCAACGTCGCCCGCGCCAATAAGCGAGTGGGCGGCGAGAAAACCGCCCAGGCCGGCAAGGGCGGTGAAGGCGTGGCGGAGCAGGCTTTGCAGATAGGCGTTCATGGCTGGCCCTGTTATGCCATGACTCCCCCTTGCCGAGGGTTTACACCCCGCCAGCATCCGCTACTTTTTAGCCATCTGCGAATCCCGGTGCCGTTGACAACCGACCAGGTCCACGCGCCAGTGGGAGTTGCTTTTCCCAGGCTGCAGCTTGTAGGCATCGATCAATCCGGCCTCGATCAGCACATAGATGCTTTCCCGGTCGCAGCCGCCAAGCACCTTGGCAGCCTGCCGCACGCTGCCCCAGCGCCGCAGCTTGGTACCACGCGTGGTGGTAAGGTAGCAGTCTCCGCCCCATCCGCCCGCCGGTACCGTGAAATCCAAGGGCAGCAATTCCTGGACGATGCGTATGGATGGCGGGAAAATTGCGGGGCAGGCGGCGGACATGGCCGGAGTATAGCATACCCGTTACACGGGGATAGCTGATGGTAGATAGTGGATGGTGGATTGTGGAGGGAAGATGCCAGATCAGAGCGGCGCGCTTCTTCACCACAATCCACGATCTACGATCCACTATCGATCCGAAAGCAAGAGCCCCGGCATTGCGGCCGGGGCTCCCGTGATCCAACGTTGCAGCGGCCGTCAGACGGGTTGTGCGTTTTGCGCCATGTACTTCGCGGCATTGGCATTGGCATTGATAGCATCGGACCGCCTGGTCATCTTGCGCATGGCGGCCTCCCGGTTTCCAGGCTCATCAGCCAGGCACTGCACGGCCGGACGCGGTGCCATGTGCTTGCGGTTGAGGAAGGACGCCATCTCGCGCAGGCCATCCATGCCGGCAACACCGGCGGTTTTCTTTTGCACGCGGCCGCCGTACAGCAGCTCGTGATGACTGACAAACTTGGGCTTGTTGGCCTCGCGTTCATCCTTGGTCTGGCGCTGATGGATCGTCACGACTTCCCAACGCGGTTCCAGCGGCGGGAAGAGTTCGGTGGAGGTGGTCATGGTGGTTGGTGGTTGGATGTTACTGGCGGAGCGTCGAGTGTTCATTCCATTTGCGCACGGACTCTTCCTCGTCATCGGCCTCCGGACCGCGGGCATTGCAATCCTCGCAGCGCACTACGTGCGCGTCGTCATCTTGCAGCACAAACATGCCGCCGCCGCAAAACGGGCATTGGCGCAATTCGCCTTCCAGCAATTCGCGCGGCCGCGCCGGCTCGAAGCGAGCTTGGATTTCCTCAATCGGCAGATTGCACAACGTGGCTTGCGCCTCGATGAGGAGGGCATAGGTTTGGGTGCAGTGGCCGCAGTGGTATGCCACAGCGGGATTGCTGCGGATGACTCCCAGCGTGTGGGCGATGGCCTTGGCGGCCTGTTTGGATGCCGGAATATCGGCCATTTGTGGTTCTATTTTCATGGTGGTGGTGTTTCGTTTGGTCAGGGGAGGATGTTCATGCCTTGGCGGCGGCCGGGGAGCGGTATCGCTTGAGCGAGTGGATGCTGGCGATCTTGTTTTGGAGCGAATTGCGCAACTCGCAAACATCCTCCTTGGGAAACTCCACCTCGCACACCGCCTCATACAGGCGGGTCACGAATGCGGAGTTGAGCTGGTCGAGTTGCGCGATTGCGGCGCGCAAAAGCGAACCACGGAAGCGCAGCCCGAGCGCGTCGGGCGATTTGATTTTCAGATTGCTTTCGATGGATCTCACAAGTTGGCTTTGCGCCTGTAATTCTTCGTTTTTCGGTTTGGCTGACATGGTGGTGCGGGGGTTATTGGTTGGATGCTATCATGGAGGATGTGGCGGCGAGTTCCTCACGCAGGAGGATGAGAGTGCCCAAAAACGTGCTGTCGCTGGCGACCAGCTTGCCGGCGCGCAACAGGCCGTTGGCGACGGTACCGCGATCGATGCGGAACACCGCCGCAATCCGGGATGGCAGCCAGCCGGCGTGCGCGAGAGCCGAGGACACGGCCCAGCGGGCATAACAGTATGGCAGCGGACGGCGCTTGCTGAGCACTTGCGCGGGCGTGAGGCCGTAGCTCATGCCAGCCCTGGTGACCAGGGCGAGCACGATGCGGGCATCGGCCGAATGCTCGCGGGCGGCGTTGCGGCGGAGCAGTTCTTCGCGCAACTCGGCGGTGGGGATTTCGGATAGGGTCATGGTGGTATTGTGTTTCTTCTCTTGCGTCTTGCGTCTTGTTGTCTTGCGTCTTAGTTGCGCAGCGCGCGTACGTTGGAGATGGCCTTGTCGATGATCTTGGGATCCAGCGGAGAGTCTCCGGCCTCGGAGCGGATTTCCCCGGCGATGGAACTGACCGTATTCCAAAGCCCGAACGTGTTTCCCTCGCGCACGATCTTGCCGGTGGCGGCGGCAATCTCGGTGGCGTCCATGGCGCTCCACTGCGAATTGAGGGCATCGCTCATGAGCATGCGCACGCCGGCGTTGTCCACCGTGTTGAGCAGCAGCTTGGCGGCGGTGCGGTTGCGCAGTTGCTGGTATTCCGAACGGTGCGCGCGCACCATGCGCTCCCACAACTCCGGCAGCGCCAGCACGACCACCGTCGATTTCGTCAGGTTGAGGATCAGCTTGACCAGGTTGAGCGTGGCCGGGCCGAAATAGTTTCCCTCGTCGATGGCAATGATCCGCGGCGACTTGATCAGATAGGTGATGAGCTGGTTTTCGGCGAGGCGGGCGCATGCCGGAAGTTTTCCCAGCCCGGCGGCATCGGCGATGGACTGCAAGGCGGCCATGTAGGAGGTGCGCCATGGCTCGCTGGCTTGCACTCCGGCACATGCGCCGGGAAATTCCTCGGCGATGGCGCGGGCCGTGAATGTCTTGCCAGATCCGGAATCCCCCAGGATGACGACCAGGCGATTGCGCGGCTGACCGAATGCGCAGCGCGTGGCGGCCAGCCCGAGACAGATATGTTGCATGGGCAGCACCACCGGATCATGCCCCGAGGCGATGACCAGGTGATCTTCCAGCCGCGCCAGGTCCGCACCGAGCTTGTCCCATACCCGCGAATGATCGTCGGCGGTGTACGATCCGCTGCGGACGCGGAACCAGGTGGTTTCGCTGACAGTGAGCCAGCGCTTGGAAAATGCCTTGTCGGATTGAGCGCCTTGCAGTTCCGCTAGGCGCATGATGATTGGATGGGTGGTGTCGATTTGCATGGTATTTGTTTTTTTCAGGGTGAGAATGTGACGGCCTCAGACGGCCTCGCGGAATTGGATGACGTTGGGAAGGTCCAACGGGCTGGACACGCGGCTGGCGAGCGCCGGCAGGCAGTGGAGATAGATCTCAGTGGTCTTGATGGACGTATGGCCAAGCAAATCCTTTAACTCTTGGATGGTTCCGCCCTGGGCCAAATACGAGGTCGCGAATCCATGGCGAAACGAATGCGCCGTGACCCGCTTGTTGATTTTCGCGCGGGCGGTGGCTTTTCCTAACGCTTTTGCAAAACCCGCCTCATGGAGGTGATGACGACGGACGATTCCGGACTCGGGATCAGTGGATTCCCCAGCCGCTGGAAAAACCCAGAACCACGGCCATTGCGTGCCAGCTTGAGGGATTTTCCGGCCAACCGAATCCGGCACCTCCACTCCCGGACGGCCGGCATGGCGATCCTCTTCCCAGATCGCGCGGTTGATCCGGTAGCGGGCTGCCAGCGCTGGAATGATCGACTTGGGGAGCAATGTGATGCGATCCTTGCCGCCCTTGCCATCCCTGACCGTAACGGTACCGGCATGGCTGTCGAGGTCCTTGCTGCGCAATTGCAGCGCTTCCGATATGCGCAGCCCGGAGCCGTACAATAGGCTCGCGATCTCATTCCAGGGCGGAGGCAGCAAGTCGATGATCTTCACGGCCTCATCACGGCAAACCCAAACGGGCACACGATGTTTCTCGACCGGGCTGACCCATGCCGGGAGATCACCGAGCGGTTTTCCAAGCGCACGATATAATCCAACCAGCGCATTCAGCGCCTGCTTTTGGGTGACGGAAGAGCGTTTCCCCGCCAACCATCCAAGATACGCCACCACCTTCTCCTCGGGAGTCGTGGCATTCGGGGCCTTGAACTTGGCGAAGCGTCTGGCGTGTCCAAGATAGCATTGCCGGGTTTTGCGCATCAGGCGGCGCTCGCTCATCCAGGATCTGAATTGGGCTATTGCTTCCGTTGGTCTCATGGTGGTTTTTGAGGGTTGGGGATATCGGATTTTTCGGATATACCAACTCAGGTCGGTATACTTGAACTGTTAGCCTGACGGGAAAGCAGACGCTTTATGGCCTTGCCGATAGCAATCGACATCACATTGCCTTCCTCTGTGAAAACGCAGCTATCCACAGAGATGATCTCGACCATGCACCGGCCATCCCC